AGCGGTTAGCGGTGTTTCTGATGAACAAAAGAAATTAAACAAACAAATTGATAAAGACATTGAAGCTCAAGAACACAAGGGTAAAATGTTAGACAATCAAGATAATATTTTAAGGCAGCAAGGTAAATCCGAAAAACAAATTCTTGAATATAAGGTAAAACAAATAGACGGAGAAATAAAATTAGCAGAACAAAAATTAGCTGCAACAAAAACCACTGCTAAAGCTGAATACGATGCTGCGGTAAGAAATAGAGGTTATGCCGAAATGTTTTTCCGTTTATGGTTAGAAGGTCAAGCGTTAATATTTCGTGCTATGGTTGCACCGATTGACATGGTTTTAACAACAGCAAACAAAGTTAGCGAAGCGTTGGGACTTGGTGTAATTACTACTTCTACTATTAACGAAGAAATAACTAAACTTACGAAAGCGGGCGCTAATTTCTTTGCAGGTTTATTATTTGACCCAGCAGAAACAAAAGCCAAATCGGATGCCACAATAAAAGAAATTGAATTAGGTATTCAAACAATGAAAAATGAAAAGGCAGGGTTTGAAAATCAAATTAAAGATATTAATAAACAAGCTGCCAAAGATCAGATAAACACGGAAAAAGGAGCGGCAAAAGAAACACTTGATTTAGAACGTCAATTAATTGACCAACGTTTAGCTTTAATGAGTGAAGGCGAAGCTAAAGAAAAAGCAATAGCCGAGGAAAAAGCAAGACGTGACAAAGAAGATTTACTTGCAAGTTCAAAGGATAAAATAGTTGATGCCCAACAATTAGCCGATGCGCAAAAATTAATAGACGATAATTTACAAAAGGATTTACAAGGTATTACAGACAAGTACGACAAAATAGAAAGAGAAGAACAAGATAAAAAACTACAAGAACAAATTAAACTACAAGACGAACAATGGTACGCTTTACAAAAATTAAAAAATAGTCAAAAGGAACAAGAACTTTTAGACTTACAAATTGCATACGATAAGGAATATGAATTAGCGGGTACGAATGCGGAACTACAAAAAGAACTAACTGAAAAATTTAACAAAGATTCCGCTGCTATAAATAAAAAATATGCTGATGCTGAAGTAGAAGCGCAAAAAGTAAAGGATGCTGAAATAGCGGCAAATAGAAAAAAGTTACATGACAATAGTATTCAAGCCGCACATGACACGTTACAAGTAATTTCAAACCTTACTGAAGTTTTCGCTGGACAAAGTGTTAAACAACAAAAGAAAGCGTTTCAAATACAAAAGGCGGTTAATATTTCTTCGGCGATAATTGACACGTACACGGCAGCGACAAAAGCTTTAAAAGAAATGCCAACGCCATTTAATTTTATCGCTATGGCCGGGGTAATAACAGCGGGTTTATTGAATGTTAAAAAAATAGCTTCGCAAAAATTCGAGGGCGGTGGTTCTACTGGCGGTGGTGGTGGTGGTTCGAACGCTCCAGCGGGTGCGCCTATGACTGCTAACTTTAATACAATAGGTTCGAGCGGTATAAATCAATTAGCGCAATTACAACAAACGCCGACACAAGCCTACGTAGTTAGTGGCGAGGTAACAAGCGCACAAGCTTTAGACCGAAATAGAGTACAAAACGCAACATTATAAGTTTAATAATTATGGCAAAAGTTGAAATAATAGAACTACTAATTGACGAAACAAAATTAGAAGCTGGAATAAATGCGGTTTCAGTTGTTGAAAGTCCAGCGATCGAGGAAAACTTTATAGCGTTAAAAAAGCACGAAGTTGAACTAAAAGAAGTAGATGCGGAAAAACGTATTTTGATGGGTGCGGCTTTAGTGCCTAATAAACAAATTTACCGTAGAAATAAGGACAAAGAGTTCTATATTTACTTTAGTGAAGACACGGTACGCAAAGCAAGTGAATTATTTTTGATGCGCTCAAATCAAAACAACGCTACCTACGAACACGAACGCAAAATGCTTGACGGGATGAGTGTTGTTGAAAGCTGGATAATTGAAGACGAAAAGACGGACAAAAGCCGATTATATAACTTTAATTTACCAAAGGGAACTTGGATGATTTCAATGAAAGTAAATAACGATGAAATTTGGAAAAAGGTAAAAGACGGCGAAGTAAAAGGATTTAGTATTGAAGGTCACTTTGTAGATCAATATGAAATGAGTTTACAACAAAACGAAGAAGACGAAATAATAGCATTCTTAAAAGAAATACTCGATACTAAATTAGAAACGTATAACGACTATCCTAAAGAGGCAAGCGAAAACGCGAAGATAGCATTACGCTACGCTGAAGAAAACGGTTGGGGTGACTGCGGTACGCCCGTAGGAAAAGCACGTGCCAACCAACTTGCAAACGGCGAAAATATAAGTAGGGAAACAATTTCACGTATGGCTTCATTTGCACGTCACAAGGAAAATTCACAAAAGGAATTAGGGGACGGATGCGGTCGTTTAATGTGGCTTTGTTGGGGTGGTGACGCTGGTATTGAGTGGGCGCAAAGAAAGTTAGAACAAATAGATAATAAATAAATGAGAACAGCAAGTAAAGTTAGTCCCCGTGGTGGTAAACGTGGGTGCTTATGTAAAGACGGTAAATACCACAAAGATTGTTGTGACGGTAGTTTAGAAGCGCAAGGGATAGGCAAAACAGCCAGCGTAACGCCGCAAAACGTAACGGTAACAGATAACAACGGGGTACGCACGATAGTACGGCAAAACGGCTAAAAAAGGAACAAGTAAAAATTTTAAAAGTTAATAAGTTATGAATACACTAAAAACAGTTTTCGGAAAGTTGTTTAAAGAAGAAACAACAAATTTAGCTTCTCACGAAGTAGAATTAGGTTTAGTTGAGGATTTAAATAAATTGGTTTCAACAAATAAAAATGCAATTAGTGAGGCAAGCCGATATATTGATAATGTAAAAACTACTTGGCAAAAATTGTATTCAATAAAAGATGAAATTGATAATATGAATTCTTATATTAAAAGTATTCCATCGGCAAAAAACGAATTAGGTTTTAATAATCAAGAAATAAATAAAATATTATCTAAAATCGAATTACAATCAAAAGATTTAGGAGTTGATGCTAAAAATGTAAAAGGTTATTTAGAAGCTCAAAAAGAAATTGAAAAAAATAATGAATACATAAAACAATTAGAACAACAAAAAAGCATTGGAGAAAAGATTTTATCTGAATTAAAATAAATAAATAAAAATGAAAAATAGCCTAATCAATCAAATCAAAACTTTACTTGGAATGGAAGTAAAACTTGAACAAATGAAACTAATGGATGGCGTAACAGTTCTTGAAGCTGATATGTTTGAAGCTGGTAACGAAATTTTCGTAGTAACGGAAGACGAACAAAAAATACCCGTGCCAGTAGGAGAATACGAAATGGAAGACGGTCGTATGTTAATCGTTGTTGAAGAAGGAATTATTTCTGAAGTAAAAGAAAAAGAAGAGGAAGAAGAAGAAGTTGAAGTTGAAGAGCCTATCGAAGAAGAAGCGAAAAAAGAACAAGAAATGGAAACGGCTAAAAGCGCTCCTAAAAAAGTAGTTGAAAGCACAATTAAAGAAAGTTTCTTTTCGGAAATTGAAGCGTTGAAAAAAGAGAACGAAACGCTAAAAGCTGAATTAAGCAAATTGAACGAGGTTAAAGAAGTTGAACTATCAAAAGACGAAGAAGTTAAACCAATTTCTTTTAACCCTGAAAACGAAAACAAAGTTGAGTCTATAAAATTTGCGTCTAAAAGACCACGCACAATAATGGATTCAGTTTTAAACAAACTAAATAAGTAATAATTTAAAAAACAATAAAAAATGAGTACAACATTTACAAGTATCTCAAATGATCCTTTACGTCAAGTAGGTGTAATTGAAACATTGACAGGTGCAACAACTTTGACTGCTGAAGATAGCGGAAAAGTATTTATCTTAAACGCTGCTGCTGGTGCGCAAATTACGTTACCTGCGGTTGCTGATGGAGCTGGACAAGCTTATAAATTTGTAGTAGGTGCATTATTTGCAACAACTGCTTGGACTATTAAAGCGGCTACAAACAAAATTCAAGGTGGTGTTATTGTAAACAGTACTAACGTGCCTGGAGCTGATGAAAACACAATTACTTTTTCTGCTTCTGCTGACACAATCGGCGATTTCGTTGAATTAGTAGGTGACGGAACAAATTGGTATGTTTTCGGACTTGGTACTTCTGCCGGTGCAATTACTTTAACCGTAGTATAAATAAAATAAAAAACTAAATAAAAATGGAAAAAATTAACCTATCAACTACTCAAAGCATTACAACTACGTATGCTGGTGAGTTCGCTGGAAAATATATCGCTGCAGCTTTGTTAAGCGCACCAACTTTGGAAAAAGGCGGTATTACTATCATGCCTAACGTTAAGTACAAACAAGTAATTAAAAGAGTTGCTACGGACGATATTATCAAAAACGCAACTTGCGATTTCGACCCTACGTCAACAGTTACTTTAACTGAAAAAATTCTTCAACCTGAGTCTTTTCAAGTTAACTTACAATTGTGTAAAAGTGATTTCAGACAAGATTGGGACGCTATTCAAATGGGTTATTCTGCGTTCGATGTTTTACCTAAGTCATTTGCTGATTTCTTAATTGCACACGCTGCTGAAAAAGTTGCGGCTGGAATGGAAACTTCTATTTGGAGAGGTGTTAACGCAACTGCTGGACAGTTCGCTGGTATCATGACACAATTAACAACTGATGCTGCTTTACCAGCTGCTCAAGAAATTGCTGGTACTACTGTTGACGCTACTAACGTAGTTGCTCAATTAGGTTCTATCGTTGATGCTTTACCAGCTGCTTTGTACGGTAAAGAAGATTTAACTTTGTATGTTTCAAATAACATTTATAGAGCTTACGTTCGTGCTTTAGGTGGCTTCGCTGCTTCAGGAGTAGGAGCTAACGGTTACGATAACAAAGGAAACAACCAAGTATTGAATGATTTGTATTTTGACGGTGTTAAAATATTCTTAGCTAACGGACTTGCTTCAAACACTGCTTTACTTTCTCAAACTTCTAACTTGTTCTTTGCGACTGGTTTGATGAATGAGATGAATGAGTGCAAAGTTATTGATTTAAGTGATATTGACGGAAGTCAAAATGTACGTGTAGTAATGAGATTTACTGCTGATGCGAAATACGGTTTTGCTTCGGATTTAGTTACTTACGGTATTACAAATAGCGCTAACTAAAATAACATAAACTATAATAAGGCGGTGCAATAAACGCCGCCTTTTTTGTTAAACATAAAAAACTAAATAATATGAGTTGCGATATAACAAACGGACGCATTGAACAATGCAAAGACTCGGTTTCAGGATTGAAAGCGATATACTTTATAAACTACGACGACTTAGACCCTTCTGCGGTTACATACGTTGGTTCAACGGATGAGATTAGCGACTGGACGCCTGTCTCAGCTGGTGCTTTACAATTGTATAAATACGAATTGAAAGGTGCTAATAGCTTTGAAACTACAATTAATTCAAGCCGCGATAACGGTACTACATTTTTTCAACAAACACTTACTATTCAATTAAAAAGGCAAGACCCTACAACGCATAAAAACGTTAAACTACTTGCGTACGGACGTCCGAGAATTGTTGTAAGAACAATGACCGACCAATTCTTTTTGATGGGACTTACACAAGGTGCTGATGTTACAGCGGGTACTGTTTCTTCAGGAAGTGCTTTAGGAGATTTCAACGGTTATAATTTAACATTTGAAGCTATGGAAGTTTCGCCTGCTAATTTCTTAGACGTTTCAACTGAAGCGGCTTTAAAAATTCTATTTGAAGATGGCGCTGGAGTAGACGCACAAATAGTTACTTCTTAATTCTTTTCTTCTATATACTTGCGCAAAAGACACTTACTTCGGTAGGTGTTTTTTGTTTAAGGACAAATTCGTACTTTTGACGTTTATAATATATGATTATTCTAACTACTTCGACAAGCGCTCAAACAATTGTGTTTATACCACGTAGTTCGTCTTTTAATTACGTAGCCATTACGGACGATCAAACGAATGAAACGGTACAAATTACGGGTTACACTTACACGAATGGAGAATATTACGACACGTTGCAAGCAACTTTTAATTTAGAAGAAAACCACTTTTACGATTTAGTAATTGTAAACGGTGCGGTCGTAGTTTATAAGGATAGGATATTTTGTACTGACCAAAGTATAGTAAACTTTTCCGTAAATAACGGACAATATACTGCGAATAGTACTTCAAACACATTTATAGTTTATGAATAATATACACGTTTTAGAATTAAGTTCCTATACAACGCCCGTAATACAAGAGTCAAAACGAGACGCTTGGGTAGAATTCGGAGTAGATAATAACTACTTTCAATTTATTATCGATAGGTACGTTAATTCAACTACTAATTCAAGCGTTATAAACAATGTAAGCCGTTTAATTTACGGTCGTGGATTAAGTGCTTTAGATGCAAGCAAAAAGCCTAATGAGTACGCTCAAATGATGGCTTTATTTAATGCTGATTGTATTCGTAAAATAGTACTTGACAGAAAAATGTTCGGACAATTTGCAATGCAAATACATTATTCACAAGATCACAAAAGAATTTTAAAGGCTTATCACATACCCGTGAATTTATTACGTGCGGAAAAGTGCAATAAAGACGGAGAAATAGAAGGATATTATTATTCGGATAATTGGATGGACGTAAAAAAATACGCTCCTAAAAGAATACCCGCTTTCGGATATTCAAACGAACAAATAGAAATACTTTATTCTAAGCCGTATGCGGTTGGAATGAAATACTACGCTTTGCCTGATTACCAAGGTGGTTTACCTTATGCAAAGTTAGAAGAAGAAATTGCTGATTATTTAATTAACGAAGTTCAAAACGGTTTTTCGGGTACTAAAGTAGTAAACTTCAATAATGGCGTACCTACTGAAGAACAACAAAGCATAATTAAAAGCAAGGTGTTAAGCCAGTTAACGGGTTCGAGAGGACAAAAAGTTATTGTAGCTTTTAACAACAACCAAGAAAGTAAAACAACGGTAGACGATTTACCGTTAAACGATGCGCCTGAACATTACACTTACTTAAGTGAGGAGTGTGTTAAGAAAATTATGTTAGCGCATAACGTTACTTCGCCACTTCTTTTCGGTTTAGGTTCTGCTAATGGTTTTAGTTCAAACGCTGATGAATTAAAAAACGCTTCTATTTTATTCGATAACATGGTTATTAAGCCTATTCAAGACCAAATTATAGAAGCCTTTGATAAAATTTTAGCTTATAACGGAATTACTTTAAAGTTATTCTTTAAAACGTTACAACCGTTAGAGTTTGTTGATTTAGAAAACGCACAAAACGAAGAACAAGTAGCTGAAGAAACAGGAACGGAATTAAGCAAAATAAACACGGAATTAGAAGAAATATTAAACGAAGTTGATGCGAACCAATTAGGCGAAGGCTGGGTAATGGTAGACGAACGAGAGGCTTCAGAAAATGAAGAAGAATTAGATTCGCAATTAATTAAAGCTGAATTAGATTTAGAGCCTAAAACAACGCTTTTAAGCCGCTTAATTAACCTTGTTCAAACTGGTAACCCGCAACCCGATAAAAAGAGCGCACAAGACAAAAAAGTAGGAGATTTAAAATACTTTAAAGTTCGTTATAAATACACGGGAAATAAAGCCCCCGACCGTGACTTTTGTAAAGCAATGATGTCAAAAGAAAATAGGTTGTTTAGAAAAGAAGATATTGATGCAATGAGTAGAAGGGCGGTTAATCCGGGTTTTGGCGAAGGCGGTGCAAATACGTACGATATATTTCGTTTTAAAGGTGGTCCACGATGTCACCACAAATTTTCAAGGGTAACTTTTATGTTAGATTTAAACGCTATTGAAAAAGGTTATTCTGAAATAGGAACAAGAGCAGCAGAAATTAAAGGATATAAAGTAACGAACCCTTACGAAGTTTCAATATACCCTAATAATTTACCTTTAAAAGGGTTTAGCCCGCGAAATAAAAATTTACCCTCAGACGTAATATAAAATGGCAGAAGCACTACTCATAACAAGACAAGACGTTGTTAAATTCACTGCAATGAATGGCAACGTAGACACGGACAATTTTATTCAGTACGTCAAAATTTCGCAAGACATTCACATACAAAATTACTTGGGTACTGATTTACTTGAAAAATTAAAGTCCGAAATTATTTTAGCGGCTTCAGGAATACCGACAGCCATTACAATAAGCAACCAAGGAACGGGATACACTACGGGAACTGCTATAAATACAACAAGCACAACGGGAACGGGATTAAAGTTAAATATTACTGCGGCGGGTGGTTTAATTACTGCGGCCACAATTAACACGGCTGGCACTGGTTACACGGTAGGAAGTACGGCAACGGTAACGGGCGGCACAAATGGAGCGGTTACAATAAGTTCAATTTACGATATACCTACAAACTACAAAAACCTTTTAGTTACGTATATTAAACCGATGCTAATACATTGGGCTATGGCTGAATATTTACCCTTTGCGGCTTATACAATAGCGAATAAAGGGGTATATAAACACAATTCGGAAAACGCTACGAACGTTGAAAAGGTAGAAATTGATTTCTTAATAGAAAAAGAGCGTTCTATTGCACAGCATTACACTGAAAGGTTTATTGATTATATAGCATTTAATAACGATTTGTTCCCTGAATATAATAGCAATTCAAACGGGGATATGTACCCGGA